CCCGCTTGACGATTCCGCCGTGCTGGCGCGGATTGACGCGCTGTCGGCGGCCATTCTGCACCACCTTGGCTTCCCCGCCGGGGGCGAGGATTGGGATTCGGCGTCGCGCGTCTGGACCTTCGGGCCTTACGATTGGGCGTGGAATCCTTGGAGCGACGAATCCCGGCTTGTGCCGCAGTTCTCCCCGGTGGCGTCCGTCACGTCCATCGAGGAATCCGGCGACGGTTCGACGTGGACGACCGTACAGGCCGACTACTACGCCCTCCGCGACGGCTCGGACCCCGCCCGCGTGCGCATCGACGCCATCAAGGGCGCGCGTTGGTCGGCGGAATCGTGGTATCGAGTGACCTACGTGGCCGGGTGGACCACCGTTCCCGGCGCCGTGGAAGACGCGGCCGGGCGCCTTGTGGCTTTCTCCTTGGACGTGGACCGGCGGCGCGGCCGGCAGGGGGAATCCGGGGTCGGGCAGCCGTCCGAGACGTACCGCCCGGAGACGTGGCCGGATGACCTCCGCGCGCAGCTTGCGCCGCACAAGCTCCCGTGGCGGCGCTGACCCTGGACGAATTGCCCGGCGCCCTCTTGGCGTTGGGCGAGCGGGCGCAAACCGCCCTTGGGCAGTACGCCGCGAAAGTCGCGCAGCGGATGGCGGCCGACGCCTCGGCTTTTGCACAGGCCAGGGTAGGCGGCTCGCTCGCCCGCTCCGTCGAACCTCTTGTCGAATTCCATCCCGACGCCATCCGGGCGGGCTTCATCGCGGGGCGCACGGAGCCCGTCATCCGGTACGCCCGCGTCCAAGACGAGGGCAGCGGCTATCTGCCGGGCGGCGTGATTCGTCCCCGGTTTATGGAATACCTGCGGATACCGGTGCCGGGCAGCCGCGCGCGGGAGCGGTTCCCGGGCGGCCCATTGACCCTGCTTCACGATTCCGAGGGGATGAAGTTCTTTCGCCTCCGCGCCCGTGACGGCTGGCTCATGGTCTACCGCGGCGAACCCTTGTGGATTCTCGTTCGCACCGTCCGCCTCCGCGCGACGAACTACGGCCGGGACGCGCACGATGCCGAAGTGCGCCGCATTGACGGGGAAATCGCGGACGGCTTGCCAGGACTGCGCATTCCGGGGTAGACTCCGCGCATGGGCCGCCACCGCGTCTTCATGGTTTTTGCTTCCTGTTCGGCCGGGGACGGCGCGGATGGCGGCCCCATCTTCGCGCCCGCGGTGCGCGCTTGACCCTGTACGCCGTCGAACGCTTGGCGGCCGTGCGCGTCCTTTTGGGCGGGCTCATGTTCGCCTTCGAGGGCGTGCCGGCGACCGGGCAGAAGCCAGATGCGTACACCGGGCGGCCGACGCGGCTCCAACCTCCGGCGGGCCGCTCGGTTATCGCAGCGTGGCCCATCTCGCTGTCGGTTTCCCCCTCGCCCTCCGCGCTTGACGAGACGGTTTCCGCCACCTACGAGGTGGCCGCCATCGTCGCCGTGGCCGCGGGCGCCGATATGGCCGCCGTCGCCTCCCGGGTCGCGGAAGCCATCGGGGTAGCCGTCCGGGATTCGACGCTTGACGCGACCTCCCCGGCGCCCTCGATTTCGCTGTCTATCGCTTACGAGGAAGGGCACGTCGCCGTATTCGGCACGCTGTCCGCCGACTACCGTACACCCTTGGGGGCTTGACTTGGCCTTCGCATTCTCCCCCGTCTCATACTACCGCTGGCCCATCGCGGTTTCCCCGGGCGCCGCCGCGTCCACCGCCATCCGGGTGCAGGTGTCGATTACCCCGGCCCTGCGCCGGTTCTGGTCCTCTGTCGATTCCAACGGGTACAGCGTCCGCTTCGCCGATGCGACCGGCGGCCCGCTGGCCTTCAACCGGGCGTCATTCTCCTACGCCAACCAGACCGCCGAATACCGGGTCCAGTTCACGACGCCCTCCGGGGTCACCACCAGCGACGTGCATGTGGTTTACATGTACGTCAAGAAAGCGGCCCCGGCCCTCTCGGATTCGTCCGTTGCCGACACCGCGGACACGATGTATGGCGGCGGGCTCTTCGCCTCCGAAACCATCGGCGACACCCCGACCCGGGCCGGCGTAGTCCAGGGGGATACCCTCGAATCCGTGGACCTCGCATCCACCGACTATCGCCCGGTGGCCGTCTCGCTGACCGGCGCGCTCCAAGCGTTCGCGGCCGACGCCACGCTGAACGATTCCACCGAGAATGAGGCGCCCCGCCGGTTCCGCGTGGAAGTTCTCGACTCCGGCGGCACCGACGCCACGGCCCGATACGTCCAGGCGCTTCATCGCATCATTCACGACGGCGCCGATTTCTACATTCTCCCGTGGATTTCCGCCGGGGATACGAACACGTACCGGCTTCGCCTGACGGTCGAAACCGGCGGCACCCTGCGCCGGCTTATCCGGCTTGTCGCTCTTCGCTTCCGCCTCCCCTCTGCCTGATTCGGAGTCACAATGGCCCGCCTTGTCGGTCGCTCGCTTGCAATCGGCCTTTGCGCCGAATCCGCCTATGGGGACGGGGTTACCACGTCCGCCCCGCTCTACTGGACCACGCCTTCCGGCCTCTCCGCGCCCATCGTGCGCGCCGACGTGACGGCCGTTCCCGATTTGGGGTTGGACGATTCGGGCCTCACCCGGCTCGATTTCGTGAGCAAGAAGTACGTGGACTTCGAGTTTAGCCAGCCGATGGACATGGACAATGACGGGATGCTCCTCCGCGCGGGCGTCGGCTCCGTCGCCACCACCGGCAGCGGCCCGTATACGCACACCTTCACCCTCGACATTGACCAGCCCGCGACCCTTGGCGGCGTTGTCGAGATGGCCGAAGAGGACGGCACCTTCTCCGAACTCGAATTCTCCGGCGGGCAGGTGGCGTCCATCCGCTGGGAAATCCAGGCGGGCGGCTACTGCGTCGAAACGGTGCGCCTCTTCGGGAACGTCGAAACCGACTGGACCGGCACGCCGGTTCAGACGCCCGCTTCGTTCTCCCGGACGAAGGCCACCATCCCGTTCGCGAAGCAGGCGACTACGGTTTCCATCCTCGGCAACACGTACAACGTCACGTCGGCCACCGTGGAATACAACCGGAATCTGAGCCCCGACTTGCAGCACCTTGGCGAAGTCGGAATCGCGCAGCAGTACCCGGGGCAGAACACCGGCGCCACCATCGAATTCGTGATGCCGATGCCGAGCTTCGCGCTGCTCACGGACCTTCTTGCGGAGACGCAGGGCACCGTCACTCTCACGCTGACGAACGGCGCGCGGTCGGTTTCGTGGGCCTTGGAGAATGCGCAGGTTATCGAGCATTCCGAGTCCATCAACGGCGTCGGCCTTGCCGAACTCCGCGTGCGCGTCGCGGCCCACGGCGGCGGCACCTACGGCGCGAAATGCACCGTGATCAACGCGCTTTCGGCCGCCGTCCAGACGCAAGGCACCGCCGCGTGACGTTGACGGACCCCCGGAGCGCCCGCCCGTGGCAAGTCCATAGGGCGGAATCCCTGACCCGGCTTGATTCGCGGGGTCTTTGGGATGCGTGCTTCCGCTGCCTTCTCCCGTGGGAAGAGACGGCGCACCGGGAGGCATTGGCGGCCGTGTTCCAGGGGAAGCCGGGTGACCTTGACGATGCCGTAATCGAAGCCGTTGTCGGCGTTGTCGCGCGTGGCGAGGGCGGCGAACCGATGTTCCAGGCGGTGGACGCGGCGGCCGTCCCCGAACTGCAACAGCCCCGCGGCGGCCGTCCGCGCGCGCCGTGGGCGCTCTTGCTGCCCCGGCCGATTCGTGAGAAAGCCGCGCGTATGCTGGCCTTTGCCACGTTCCAAAAGGCCATCGCCGCGCGTCTCTGCGCCGCGTCGCCACCGCCCCCGGCACCGCCGACCGGGGAGGCCATCGCCACGGCCGCCGGGTGGGTTGGGGTGTGCGCCCTCGATTCGATTGAGTTGGAAGGCGGCCTACCCCGCGCGCTTTCGACGGCCGCGTGGGATTACCTGCGCCGCGCAACGAAGGACGCCCCCGGCGAAGAGGCGCCCGCCCGGTGGGATATCCTCGCTGCGGATGCCGCCCGCGCGGTTCGGTGGCGCTGGGAAGCCGAGGGCGAAGAGCCGCCCGCGTGGCGCCCGGTCGCGGTGGCGGTGGACTGGCACGCGGAAGCCGGGGACGTATGGGTTGGCGAGCTTGACTTGGCCGCGCTTGCCGAGGTGCTCCGCGTCGCGTACCGGGATGTTCTGGCCGCCGCCGATTTCCTTGGCCCGTGGATTTCGACGCCCTCTATTCTGGCCTTCGTCGGCGCGGACCTCCCCTTCGAGCACCGCCCGGATTATGCCGGCCTCACCCCGCCGGCGCGGGCGATGGTCGCCACGGCCTACCGCTTCGCCGCGGGCCACGCTGCCGCCGCCGCCCGGAGCCCGGTATGACGCCCGTCCGATACGTCATCGAATTCTCCGGGAAGACCGCCGCGCTTGGCGCCTTGGCCGACTCCGCGCACGAAGCCGCCGCGCAAGCCGCATCGTTGACGCGCGCCCTCTCGATTGCCGAGATGCAGGCGAACGGCGCCGACTCCGCAGCCCAACGCTTCCGGGCTTCGCTTGGCCGGGTGCAGGTGGGCGCCGACGGCGCGGGCGCATCGCTGGACGGCTACGCCCTCTCCGCGGACCAAGTGCGACGCCGGGCCTCCGAAGCGGCAAAGTCCGGGGAAGATTTGGCCTCCCGGATGCTGGCCGCCGCCGAAACCCTCGACACCGTGCGCGGCGCCGCCGGGTTGACCGCCGACCAAATCGCCACGCTTGCACAACAATCGGCGAAGCTCCGCGGCGAATCCGCCATCCTCGCCGCGCAGGGGCAGCGGGAAGCACAGACCCTTCGCGACGTGGCCGACCGGGTAGAGGCCCGGACGCGCGCCGAAGAGGAGGCCGCCGCCGCGGTGAAAGAGGCCGCGAAGGAGCGGGCCGCAGCCGAGCGCGCCGCCGCCCGGGAAGTCGGCGGGCTCGAAAGGGAGCTTGCGAAGCAGCGCGATGCTGACGAACGTGTGCGCCTCGGGAACATCCGGGGCCGCGCAAACCAAGAAATCCGGGCGATTGACGCCCTAATCGCCAAGCTCCAAGAGCGGAACGACGTGGACGAAGAGGGCTTGGCCCTGCTCCAACGCCGCCGCGAACAGGTGGCCGCCGACGCCGACCGTCAGGAAGCGTCCATCCGCGCGCGCGGCGTGACGCCCGATGCGTTCGGAGCGCGCGGAACCCGGACCACAACCATCGGAAGCGGTGTTCTTTCATCGTACTTTGACCGCCTCTTCGCGATGGGCGGCGGTGGCCCCGGTGGCACGGGCGGCGTCTCGCTCCAGGGCATCCAACAGGCCGCAGGCAAGGCCGATACCGCGCTCAAAGGTCTGGCCGGCGCCGTCGGCGTGTTCTCGCCCGGTGCCGAGCGCGCCGCAAGCGCCGCGGGTGACCTTGTGGGCGCCCTGGAATTCGCCCTAACCCCCGCGGGCGCGACCGCCGCCGGGCTCTTGGGCGCCGCCGCCGCCGCAACCGTCTTTGTGGGCGGGGCCGTCGCCGCCGTCCGCGCGGCCGAAGACCTCGCTGCGACGCTTGGCGAAATCCCGGACGGGGTAGACCTTGGCTTCTCCCCCGCCGGGGTGGAGCAAATCAAGGAGGCAAACCGCGCGCTCGAAGCGGCAAAGCTGGCCGTGTCCGCCGTGGTGGTCGCCGTCGCGGAAGACCTCGCCCCGGTGGTCGAAGACGGCGCGCGTCTCTTGGCTGGCCTTGGCGTGGTCGCCGCGCAAACCGCGGGCGCGGCCCTCGACAACATTGGCCAAATCGTGGACGCCACAATCGCCGGCATCGCAAGCGCGGCGGCGTCGCTCTTGACGGCGTTGGTCGCGCCCCTCCGCGTGCTGGCCTTGGCGGCCGAAGCGGCGGAAGCCGTGGCCGGTGTGACCGGCGTAGGTGGCGGCGCCGCGGAGGCCCTTCGTTCCGCGGTGGACGGCATCCAAGACGCCATCCGCGGCGGCGTCTCCGGCGCCCTCTCCGGCGCGATTGACGGATACCGGCTTCTCTTGCGCGACCTTGTGGCCGGCACCGAAGACGAGGTGGACGCGCTTGTTTCGCGGGCTACGGAATTGCGCACGCGGCCCGGTGGCGGTGCAGGCGGCGCCGACCGGGCGGCCGAAGCGGCGGCGCCCCTCACCGACGATGCGCTGATTTCTGAACTTCTGGCCGCATACGAAGAGGGCGAAGACGCGCTCACCCGGCTTGGCGAAATCCAAGCCGACTTGGCGCGCGCGCAACTCACCGACGCCGAACGGGTCGCCCTGGCCTATGCCAACCAGCGCGCCGAAATCAACGCCCTTGCTGATGCCGCCCGCGCCGCGGGGGTCGAGCAGGCCGAAGCGCAGCGGGCCGCCGGGCTGGCCGCCGTTGACGCGGCGGAGGCCATCGCCAAGCAACGCGCGGAGACGGAGCGCGCCGAACGGGCGGCGGCGGAACGGGCCTCCCGCCGGCAGGGCATAATCCAAGCGGGCGCATCCTTCGCGGGCGGCGGCGGCACGGCCTTGGAATTCGCGGCGGCCGTCGCACCTCCCGGCGCAAAGCAAATCCTGCAATCGGCCTCCGCGGTCGCCAACGGCTTGGCCGGGCTTGGCGAGCAAGGCGCCGCCGGGGTGCAACGTGCGCAGGAAGCGCGCATCGAAAGCATCACAAAGGGCATCGAAGAGCTTCCCGAACTGCTTATCCGGGTTCTGCCCGCGCTCGGAAAGGCAATCGTTACCGAGCTTATCCCCGCGCTTCTCAAACTGCCGTTCGAGATTGCGCGCGAACTTGGCTCCGTCCTTCTCGAATTCTTCGAGCGCATCAACCCCTTCGACCGGGAAAGCCGGGAAGACCGGCAGGAACGCCGGGAGCGGCGGCGTCGGCGGCGGGGCCTTGCGTCGGGCGCGGCGTATGTCGCGGAAGACGGGTGGATGATGCTCCATCGCGGGGAAACCGTGGTCCCGGCGTCGGGCGCGACAACGCAGGCGGCAAGCGCGCGCACCGTCGAACGCTTGGCCGGCGGCGACCGTGGGCCGTCTCTGGACTTCCCCTTCCGGCCCATCGGTGAATCGGCGCTTGTGCTCGCCGTCGAACGCGGCCGGCGCCCATTCGGCCGCGTTGTGGGTTAGGCTGTCGCATGGCCGGCGCACTTTGGTTCTACCCTGACCCCGCCTCCCCGGTGCGCAAGCTCTCCGCTTTCGTCGCGCCCAACGATTTGCAGGTGGATACGGTCTATGCGCGCTCTTCGGCCGTGTCCCTGGACGGCGGCGTAAAGACCGCCATTCATGCCGGGTATGAACGTGTTCGGATTGTGGTGGAGCGCCGTTCGGAGCGGGCGTCCGGCTCGACTTGGCGGGATGAAGCCGAGTCGCTTCTATGGCATCTGGAGTCCGGCGGCGCGGTCACCTTCGCGCTTGACGAGGCCGCCGCCTATGCCTACCCGGTGACGGGCACGGCGCCGTATTCCACCGGCCTAAGCCTGTTCGGGACAAACATCCTGTCCGGGTTGGCGCCGTCGGCCGCGCCCGCGGCGGATGACCGGGTGGTTCTGTCGAGCGCCCTCCCCGAATTCCGGCGGGAGGGCGGCACGGTCGCTTCGTTTAGCGCGCCGACCTTGACGCTTGACAACAAGGTGGCCTATGACCACCGGCTTAGGTCGCCCATCGTCCGGCATTGGGGATGCTTTCCCGCGCTCCGGCTCGCTCCCGAAGCGGCGCGACCCCTGTTCCAGAGCGAACGCGGCTTCGTGTTCACCCTGGCCTTGGACCTTGTGCAGAGTCCGGCCGACTTGACGGCCTTGCATGACGCCTTTCAGGTGGGCGGTATTGTGCTAGCTGGCTCCGGCGTCACCCCGTCCGCCACGTCGGTAACCCTCGGGGACGTGTTCCGCCGGTTCAGGCCCGAAGGCGTGGGCGTCGCGCCCGGCGCGCTGGACGCCATCCAACGCAGCGCCTTCAACGCGCCGGCACAAGCCGGGGGACGAATCCCGCGGATGCGCCCGTGAGTTGGTCGTCAACCTTCGTCGCCGCTATCGAAGCGGGCGAGTCCATCCGCATCCGGCTTTCGTGGGCCGGCGCGACCGTCGCCACCTCGGACGGCTCCGGCGGGTGGGCCATGACGCGGATGCCGGTGGTGTCCGGGTGGGGTTTGCAGCTTCGGACGTGGCAATGCTCGCTGCCGGTGATGTCCTTCGAGGTTGCCGCCACGCCCGCCGAATACCAAGCCATCACGGGCCAAGTGGTGCTCGGCTCTGTCGTCTCCGTGTTCGCGGAATTCTCCGGCGGAACGGAACGCATTTGGCGCGGGCGAATCCTTGACTATTCGATGGGCGGCATTGGCGACCAAACCAGGGTCCGAATCGACGTTTCGGATTTGGTCGCCTACACCCTCGACCGCATCCCCACCGGGAGCACCTACCCGGCGCCGCTCTTCGACGGCGTGGGCCGGAAGGCGCCGCAGAGGGTCCGCCTTGGTATGGTCCCGTTTGACGACTTCACGTTGGCGACGGTCAAGGCCGAATACACAACGCTCGCATCCGGCTTCACCCCTGGCGTTTCCACCGAGCTTGACGTGGGGAGCACTACGTCTTTCACGCTCGGCTATGACTTCGCAAACAGCACCCCCATCGCGGCGGCGGTGCTGGCGAAGGCCAATGGAACGGAGGGTTTCGTCTATTTCGCGGCGAAGACCAGCACCAAACTGCAAACCCTGACCTATCCGCAGATGCCGGGCGGCACGCCGGCTAATCCGCCGTTCGCCACGTCCTACGCCATCGCTTCCGAGGTCTACCCCGTCGCCGTGGTTGCCGGGCACCCCTTCGCGGTCATCCAATCCGTTTGGACTTCGACCGGCGTATCCCTGGCGAACGGGCCCTATGACCGCCTCCCGTCCGCGTGGGCGCAAGGCATCCCCTATGGGGAGATTGACGCCACCGATGCGAACCGATGGTCGGCGCTTGTCTACACCTCTTCGGTAGGCTCGGACCCGTGGACCGCGATTCAGACCCGCGTGGAATGGGAGTCCGGGGCCGACCTTTACGCATGGGCCGCGCCCCTCGGAATCTGGCCCGTCACGCGCCAAGGCCAACTAACGCTGCGGGCGGCCATCGTTCCGGCTTCCGCTGGCGCGACCGTCATAGCCGGCGTGGTCAACGACTCCAACATCGTGGCCCTCGGACGCCACAAAGTCCGGGCCGCCGGTTGCGACGCCGAATATCGGGCGCTGCCTTTCTCGCACGCCACGTATCACGCCGTCGGCGCCGCCGGGAATCCAACAGAGGTCTACGTCTTAGGCCGGTCCAACCTCCGGCCGGTCACGCGCCCCGCGCAGTATTCGCCCGCGCCGCTGGACCTAAATCAGCACGTCATTGGCGAAACCGCGCCCATCGCGCAAGACCTTGACCGCCGCGTGGCGCCGTGGGCGTGCCGCGTGGCCTTCGAGGTCGAAGGCGTGGAGCTTTGGGGCGCCGCCGTCGGTTGGGTGCCGGGCGATATCGTGCGCGTCACGTCGGCCGCTATCCCCATCGGGGGCGGCGCGACCGCGCAGGATACCCCGGCGGTCTGGATTCCCGAAGAGGTCGATTGGGGAAGCCGGACGGCGCGGGGTCGGTTGGTCTTCCTACCCGCGCAATAGCCGGCTATCGGCGGACGCTTCGACTTCCGCAAGAGAAATCAGACAGCGAACCATGGCTTCTGCGTATCCGGCCAGACCCGGGAGGTCGGCGGCAGTGCAGTAGGCTACGAGGTCCACGGCCTCTTGTAGCGCGTCCACGATATGGCTTCGCCCGTTCGAGCGTTGGAGCGGCACGCCGTACCGCGCGATTCCCTGCGCCCGACGTTCCACGTACAACGCGCGCAACCGCGGGTCCGAGGTCCGCGCGATGATTTCGGCCCAAACGTCGCCATCGGCGGGCGCGGGGTCGGGCTCGGGCGCAAGCCGGGCGGCAAGGGCCGCAAGCTGTTCCCGGTCGGCGTTCATCCGAACCTCCGCATCCATTCGAAGAGGGCCGCTTCCGCCGCCTCCCGGGTGGGCGCCGTGGCGTGAACCTCGTAGGGCACGGGGTCACCATAGGCGAAATATCGGGCCGACCATTTCCACCGGCCGCGGTATTCGGTGATGGACTGCCAGAGACGCGGGGTCACGATGCGGCCTCGACTTCGGCCAGCGCGGCGCGGATGGCGGCGAACACCTCCGCGCGGGCGGTGGCGCGGACGTGCGCGGCGAAGGCGGCCACGGCGTCGGGGAGGGCCGCCGGGGCGGAAGCCGGGGTCGGGAAGAGCGGCGCGGGCTCCGCTTCGGTGGTGGCCGTGGCGCGCGGCGGGGTGCCAGCCTTGCGCAAGACGTTCGCCACGGCGCGCAGCGGGGCGCCGGCCGGACGCAGGGTATTCGACACAGCATGCGCCGAACGGGGCGGGCGCCCGCGGGCGGTCATTTCGGCGGCGACTTCGGCCCACGAAAGCGACGTGTCCGCAGCGATTTCGAGGCCGACGCGGTAATCGACGGAATCCCAATACTTGCGAGCGTAGGTCATCTGGCTTCTCCTGTTCTGGTTTGGCCGGGGTCAGACCGGCATTTCACGGGCGTACAAGGCGATGCAGGCGGCATCAATGAGGCCGTCATGGTCGCCGACGAAATCCGCAACGCGCGGATGGCGGGAGCGAAGCCACGAAAGCCGAAGGGCGGTTAGCGTGGTCTTGCGGGCGCCGGGCTCGCCGTGCAAGCCAAGGTGGCGCGTCCACGCGGCGGGGTCGATAACTTCGTAGCGGTCGGCATCAAGGCCGAAAGCGAAGGCGGCGGCAATGCCGGCGTTCGCGCCCTGCGCAATCTGGGCTTGCCCCGGGCGTCCGGCGGCGGCCTCGACCGCGACGATAAGCGGCTCCGGGCTTGCGTTGACGGCGATGCGCGCCGCCCGGAAAACATCGGCCAGCGCGCGCACCATTTCGGTCTGCCGCTCGTGGGCGCGGGCGCGCGGGCGCGGGCGGTAGTGGTCCGAGAATCGGGCCGCATAAACCGGGAGGGCGAAGGGCCCATCCCAACGGAGCGCGACGGCGGCGCCGTCAACGCCGGGGTCAACGCCGACGGTAAGCATTCTGCTCATCCGGGTGGAAGTCGCGGGTGTAGCGGCGGCCGTCTTCGATGGCTTCGGCGGCCTTTCCGAGATGGCGGTGAACGTCGGCAAGGTCGGCGCCGGTGGATTCGGCGACAAGCGCGGAGAGGGATGCGAAGCCGACTTCCGCGCGTTGGAATGCCGCCCTGGCTTGTGCCAAGTGTTCCGTCGCGTCCGCGCGGTGGCCCGTCACCATCGCGGAACGGGCCCGCCAACGCGACCAACGGGCGAAGGCGAGGTCGAAAAGTAGAAACTCGTAGATATTGCGAACCTCCATCCGTACCGGCGTCACAGCGTCACCCGCGTAAGCCATGCGGAAAGGCGCTCGGGAGGCATATCATAGGCCGTCACGCTATCGGGCGTGCGCGCCGGGTACGCGCTCCATGCGCCGCCGCGCTCTTCGAGGTACCAGCGCACCGCGCCGCAAACCGAAAGCGCGACGATGCGCTTTTCGGCGGTCCCAACGTCCCGCCAAGTCCACGGCGGGAGCACCAGCGAATCGAAGTCCATACTGCACCCTTTCCGAATGGTAGCACGGCGCCCGCCATAAGGCAAGCGCCGCGGGTTATTCGCCGCGGATGGGCCGGATATCGACTCGGATTCCGCCCGCGATAAGCTCGACAATCACACGCGAAGGCCGGGAGACGGTGAAGGCCACAAGGCCGGGAGACTTCGCGCCGCGCTTGGACGGCGCATCCTCCGGCGCCCGCTTCCGGCGCACATCGGCACGAACCGGCGCCCCGGCGCGCACAAGCGTCTTTCGCACGGCTTGCGGCCCGCGCAGGGCGTAGCCCTCGGAGGCCATGACCGCGCCGACCTTGCGCCACGAAAGGGCGGTGTCGGCGGCGATTTCGAGCCCACGGCGAAGCTCTGCGGCGGTCCAGGCGGCCCACGTCACGGGTCACCCCCGGGGCGGTGCAGACCTGCCTCGATGGCGTCTGCCAGGGCGGAAACCGCGATGGCATTGGCGAGGTTCTGTCCCACCAATCGCCCCGCCTCCCGACGGAGGAAGAGCACAACGGCCACCCGTTCGCCGACCCGCGCCGCCCGGTGCTCCCGCCGCGCATCGGCCGCGTTGGCTTCTGCCCGTTCGAGAGCCGCTTCGAGGTTCGCGACCCGGCGGCGCGTTGCCCCATCGGGCCGGGTCACGGCGTCACCTCCAAGGCGGCCAGGAGGTCGGCACGCTGGCGGCGGCGCTCTTCGGCCGGGTCGGCGCCAAGGACGGCGGCGGCGATGGCGGAGGCCAAGCCGGCGACGAGGTGGCGCTGGGACTCCATGTAGGCGTCTGACGGACGCGCGCCCCGGGCTGCGGCGGCCATCCACCAATCGCGCGTCGCGCGAGCGTGGGCGAGGGCTTCGGCCGGCGGCATCGGGAGTTCCGGCCGGTCTTCGTCTTCGTCTTCGTCGGGCGGCACGTAGCGGTCCATGATGGCCTCCGCGGTGGCGACGGCGACGGCCAAGGCGCGCTCCGGCGGGTGCGCCGCGCCAAGGGTACGGATGGCGCCCTCGACCGAAAGCAGAGGCCAGAGGGCGGTAACGTCGTGTTCGTCTTCGGCGGCGCCGGCCGGGATTGCGTCCCGGTCGTTGGGGAAGAATGCCAGCGCGTTACGGATTTCCCAGCGCGTGGAGATGAGGCGCGGCGCCTCTTCGGTTTCGGCTTCCGCGTCCGTCTCCGGCGCGCAATCCTGGCACGCGCCGCAGGGGCCATACTCGGTGGGGCGGCGGCAGAAGCGCGGGCGGGCGGGTCCGTCTTCGAGTTCGGGGGAGTAGTCGGGATGGTAGCGCATGGCGGCTTAGTCCGGGAGGAAGGCGCCAAGGCCCCACGCGCCGACGATGGCGAGCGGAATCCAGGCAACGTGGTACGGGGCGGG